CGCCCCCAGGCTTTTCTATCATCCAAATGTATACTGTGTAGTATAGCAGTAAAATCAGGTGGATGACTGCTGCTGTACTACATAAGTACAATTGGTTGATGCACGAACTTTGTTCGTGTTTTGGGGGAGACTATATCTGGTCTTTAAATTTGAGCGCTGAGGACTTGTGTAAAAGTCCTACATTTTATCGCGGTATCGCTGTTTAGGCGATGTGTTTTCTGGGCTGGCAGCCCTGCGGTAGCACTTTTTGTGCTGTGTTTCCTGTGGTATCACTTTTTGTGATGAGATAGGTAAGCCTCTTAGCCTTTAAGGAGGTGGGCATTTCCACGCCCATAAGGAAACCATGGAAGGTTCGTTAGCGAGCACCATACGTAGTGTATTAGATACGCCGAGAGGCCCTCCGCGTATTGAGGCACACCAGGGACCGTCACCCTGTGTACACGATCAGACCTATGCGGTCAGAGCTTTTAGTAATTTATATTTTACACGCAATTGTGATGAAGATAATACTCTTTACACAAAAATTTTACGACATTTGAGACCAAGGGAGGTCGCACACTTTGTTAGAGTGTACGATTTCTGGGTTTCTAAACTCCAAGACATTTTTCGTGATTCCCATGGACAAAGTACCTGGGTTGAATATATGTTTTTGGAGAATTTGTTGAGAGAAGTCGCTCTACAGGACAAGAGCAACATTTTTGTTCGTTTTTTTTCGAATAATTATGTAGATTATATACTGCGTGAACCAACACTGGGTTCGGCATTTATATTTAGTTTTGCAACCTATGGGTTTGCAGGCTTCAGATTTGATGTTAAGGCTGAAGTTAGTTTTCAGTATATCGCCGAGCTGGTAGCTGCTGGCTTTGAGATTAGAGGCTTGAGTGCCAATTTTGTGCCACTGTTGTGTAAGCAATCATTGTCATGGGCGACTCTGCCTAAATTCACCTTGTGCCAAATTATCAATCCGGTTTGCAATCCGGTGTTCAATGGTAAAGATTTGTTCTATGGCATTAAAACTGCACATAAGAATTGGTTTTGTGAGCGCCTTGTGCACCAGGCTACGTGGAGAAGTTTGATCTCACGAGACAACGATCCACAATCCGATAGCAGCGATAATTCTGACCCATCAGAAGAACCACGACCGCGCCTTAAAGGTACGGCTAAATTTGGTTCGGAATTTACGCGTGGTAGTATTGAAGCTATGTTAAACTTTATAGCACCAAACATGCTGGGTACAATTGAAGGACTTAGCACCAAGGTCGAGACACTCAATGAATATGTAGATAAGGCTGGCGATTTTTTGAAAAACCCTGCTGTTTTGGGTGTTTTAATATTGTGCGAGTTGGTTGAGAGTGTCTTAGCTATATATAGGATAAAACTTCCAATTCTTTCAAGTACCAGAACTGTCAGAACTGTAATGCTTACTGTGTGTGGATTTGCACATGTTTCCGGTTTCGAACAACAGTCTGATGGTAACAGAGAAGTTGGTTGGACACAAGTGTTTCTGCGTTTTACTTCCCTATTTACAGGGCTTGGTAAGACTGTAACCGATGGTATTTATGATTTGGTTCATAAAGCCTTTGAAGTTTACATGGGTATGGAAGATTATACACAGCCCGATTTCTGGTATGGCCTTTTGGGTAAAATACCAGATGTGATTAGAGAAGTCATGACCTTTATTAGTGATAAAGTGCCAGGTTTAGCTGCAAGTTTGCCTGGTTTTATGTTTACTAGCAAGACTAAAAAGTATTGTGATATGGCTGAGTATGAACTCCAGGAACCTGTTGCCATGAATATGGACAAATATTTGCGTATGTTAAATTTGTTTAGTATTATTGGTAAGCAGCTCGGTTGTAAGGACACACGGGCCCCGGATAGGGCAGCGTTGTCTTACTGGTACCGTAGATTGGAGACTACACTGGAGGTGAATAAGGCCTTCGGTATTCTCAGTAATTGCAGTAGACATAAACCACCAGCGATCGTATTCCTTGGTGGTGCTGGTGAAGGTAAAGGATTCTCTCAAGCGCGTCTCACTGAGTTCTTAACCTACTTTCTTGTAGGTGAAGTAGATTTGAAAAATGGTGCAAATCCTTATGTTTTTAATTTTATGGCAGGTAATAAATGGTTTGATGGTTATAATCCTGAAGCTAATCGCATTACCGTTATTGATGATTTCATGCAGAAGCGTGATATTCCTGGTAGTGATGAATCAGAAGCAATGCTTTTCTCAAGGATGGCTAATGAAGCACCTTTTGTAGCTCCTATGGCCGATTTAGGATCCAAAGGTTGTATGTTCAAAACAGATATCATAATCGCTAGTACAAATTTACAAAGGTTTGATCATCATACGCTCCCTTCGGTGCAGGACCCTAAAGCTGTTACACGTCGCATTGATCTTTTTGTTAAGGTTATACCAAATGTTCATCATCCGCGTTATAGAGGCCATCCTGAGGGAAGGAAAGCTAAGGATGTATCAGAGCTTTTTTATAGTAGCGATGAGATCGATATGGACACTTTACGATATAAAGTTTGGCGCACACAAGCCTCTTATGGCTTTGTTGATTCAGATTGCGAGATAGTAGACTTTTGGCAATTATTACAGCTTGTGAAGGATAAGTATAATGCAAATGTTCAGAAAGCTCATGCTATATCTGACATGGTCGCAGACATGCTAGACAAACATGCTGCGTTCACCGATCAGGATGCTAATGATGAGATAGCTAGCGAGCTTCAACTCCTAGAGCCGAATTTGTTTAAGAAGCACTTTGGTAACCTTAAAAATAGCTTTGAAAATATTCCATTTAAAGAATTTTATGATAAGTGGGTTACACATTTGAGAGGTACAGTTGATAAGGTTACACGTTTGTTGTGTGATGCACTTAATTGCGTTCGAGATTTTTTCAAAGAGCCTCTTGTGCAAATTGGTGTTGGTTATGCTGCATGCCTTTATTTGGCACAGCAGATAAATAAGCCATTGACTATAAAACATCATTTTACGCAAGAAGAACATGATGGTGTTGAAACTCCCCTTGATCTAGAGCAACAATCGCGCACACAGGTTGTGCGTGATATATCTGCAAAGATTGTGAAGTCTAACACCTATGCGGTTTTCGCAGATGGTGTACGTTTAGGCTGGGGTGTATTTGTTATGGAAGACATTATTCTTATGCCGCACCATTTCATAATTTGTATGGAAGATAAACAAGTTAATTACTTTAGTCTTAGACATGCTTTATCTAAAGACAAAACATTATCAGTCAATTTAAACCGTCTTCTTTACAAACGTGTTGGTGAACAAGACCTCATACTGGCTCGCATTTGTGGCGCGCGATCACACGCAGATATAACTCGTTATATGCAACCCAAGCTTACGTCTAGCGATAATATGCGGAACATGTGTTTGTCAGTGTGTGAAGACGATGGTTCTGTATCACACCTTATAACGTCGGGACATTTGTTTATGCCTGGTCAAATGCAAGCACTTGGTTCTGAATTAATTCACCAACCCATTACATATGTCTGCAAAACTAAGGCCGGTGATTGTGGGTCGTTGGTTTTTATTGACGAGTCACATACATCGGCACAATTTTTGTTAGCTGGTATGCACACGGCAGGAGCTACAGGAACTGGAGTAGGGGAACAACTCTCTCGTGAGTCGATCCTTGCACATCTTCCATATAAACCTCGCTCCGTTATGCATATTGATGAAATAACTTTAGAACCACTTGAGACACAGAGTAGTGGTGAACCTTACATTTTTCGTATAGACAAGCCATTGTTTTTACCAGACAGATCAGCTTTTATAAAGACTTGTTTTAACGAGTTTTTAGATGAGTTTGATATTCATAAACCTGCTATACTTAAACCATGTATTGTGAATGGCGAGCCTTTTTTACCAACTCAGAAATATATTGATACATTAGCAAGGACCACTTTTAATGATGACACCAGAACCATCTCAATAGTCACCAAACGTGTTGTCAAGGATTTATTTAGACATTCAACGGCACCATTACCGTTTGGACAGCTTACCTTTGAACAGGCAGTTACTGGTGAAAGTACTGAAGGTTTTATAGGTTCTTTGAATAGGGCAACTTCGGCAGGATATCCGGAGTGCCTTGTTGCATCAAAAGCTGGTTTAAAAGGAAAACAACATTTGTTTGGAGTTGATGGACCGTTTGACTTTTCTTCTATACACTGTAAACGTTTACGCACACAGGTTGATGATATGTTGACAGCCTATTCAAAGGGTGAACGACGCCTTACCTTCGGTATGTACTTCCCAAAAGATGAGCTACTTAAGGCTGAGAAACGCGAGCGCACTACCAGGGCGATAGTTGGTATATCAGTGGCACTTGTTATTGTGCAACGTATGGTTTGGGGTAGAGTCTTTGAAGATATTGTTAGAAACCGGATAAAAAATGGTGTTTGTATTGGAATTAGTCCATTTTCTGCTGATTGGGATTATTTATACAGTCAGCTATCTGGATTCTCTGATCATCTGTGTGATGGTGATTTTAAAAATTTCTCTGCCACACAAGATAAGGTCATTATAGAACATTTGCTTGAGGCATTAGCAGATCATTGTTTTGCCGGTGAATTGCACGCCCTGGCATGTGCCATGATCCCTGATATAGCATCCGGTTATGTTATAGTCAGAGGGAAAGTTGTTCAGATTAGTTCACCGGGAGATGGCAGTTTTTTAACCACCGTTTTAAATTGTCTTATGGTTGTGACTATTCTTTGTTTAGCGTGGGTTGATACTTTTGGTATCAATGATATAGATTTGTTTTTTAAGAATGTCCTTGTCAAAACATATGGTGATGATCATATCACAGCTACGAAGACTGAATACAAAGACACTTTTTCAGGTGATGTTATTCGTGCTTGTGCTTTAAAGCGTGGTTTTTATTACACACCTGGTGATAAAGGTGATGTTTTTTCCTATAAGCATTATACAAAGTTAGAGTTTCTTAAAAGGTTGCCCAGATATGAACCTTTGTTGGGACATATTGTAGGTGCGTTACAGTTGACTAGCCTTTTTAAATCGTTATATTGGGATCGACGTTCTGATGAAGATTATAGAGTTGGCAAGTTCAAAACTGTTCTTTTAGAGCTCAGTCTCCATGATCCTAGTGTTTGGAATAGATATATTGGTCCTGTCACAGCTTATATTAGAAAAGTTGCACCAAGCTTCCCAATATTGGATCGTTCTTACTATATAAATTTGACACTTTCGTATCCAGCAATGCGTATGTATAATCCTGTTTTGGCTGGTTCAGATGTACAAAATCGGCTACAGTGGCAATCTGGTTCTTTGCCCGTGCTGGACACGTTAAATACTCACAATACACATTATTTAACTAGAGAAATCGATATGGCTACAACTACAGGAAAATTAGATGAAATACCCTTGGAAAGGGAACAACAAACAACAGTTACTAGAGATGCAACCACTGTTAACACCGTAGCTGGTGCAGTGGAAATGGCGCAAGATAGAATGAGTGAATCGCTCACCGGCAATTTTAGGAATACCGGTAGAGTTGCACAAGACATTGAAGATTTAAAATCATTCTTTGCTCGGCCCATTAAAATAGCTGGTGGAACGATAACGAACGCAGATGGCCCTTTGACCATTGTGGGTGGCCCCATAAAATTGTTGACCAATTATATTACACTCCCTATTGTTAAAAATAAGTTGCAAGGTTACTTGGGATTTCGTGGTTGTGTACGTTTACGCCTTAAATTAAACGCCACACGGTTTCAACAAGGCCTTTTACGACTTGTTTATTATCCTGGTGATGCCGATCAAGCTCGTTGTAAATTTGCAATGCGACTTACTAGTTTGGTGCCTTTCTCACAACTACCGGGTATAACTATCGATATCAATAAAGATAGTGAGATTGACTTTTGTGTTCCATATGTTAGGCCAGAGTTATATTACAATTTGCTTAATGGTGATGGGGAAGTTGCCACAGTTTACCTTGGTGTTTACTCACCATTGGTGACAGGTGCTGCAGAAGTTGCAGCTTTTGACTGGACATTATATATGTCTATAGATGATATTGAGTTTGCTATGCCAGCGCTGACACTACAGGCTGGTGAACAAGTTGCTATGAATCAAAAACCGTTGAGTTCAGCGGTTTCGGATTTATCGAGTGCTGCAACAAAGTTAGGCTCAATACCTATATTGTCCACAGTGGCTAAGCCAGTTGCGTGGTTTACAGCATCACTATCTAAGGCTATTAGTGCTTTTGGTTTTTCTAAACCAATTTTAGATGCC